ACCTAATCAATCAGGCACTAAATTCAGAAAGGAAATGCAAAATACTTGGGATTTGGAAAGAAGATTGAAAACTTGGGCAAATAACAACAACAAATTTAAACACAATCAAAATGGAACTACAAAGAAAACAATGGACGAACGACTTGCAGAAACTGTCGAACGAATCCGCTCACAAAATAGCAAGCCGTTGCATAGCGAGGGGAGTGAACCTGAATCCTTCAGCGATTACGAAACTGTTATCGGATAGTCCGACTTTACACACAAGCAAACAATGGTTTGATGAGCAGTTTATTATTTACGTTGCACGATCAATTTACGGAATCGCACCCGAAAGCGTAGACACAATTACGCGAGAAAGCATTTTTCAAGCGATTTGCGAGCGTTTTAATGGTATTACGGTATCTGATATCCAACTTGCATTTAAAACGCACGTACAGGAAGAAAAAGTGTACATTCTGACACGCGATGAATTTATCAAACCGATTCAAAAGTATTGGTCGAAAAAGTTGGTAGTGATTTCTGAACTTGAAACTGAATTGAATAAGGACAATGAAGAGGCGCAAAAGATAGCTGAAAAGCAACGATTCAAAGAGGAAAGCTACGCGCTTTATCTTGACTGCTTAAACAACAAAAAAGAGTGGAGTGGTACACCGTTTCAGGCGGCATCGTTTGCAGACAATTTTAAAGAACTTTTCACCCGTGAGGAAAAGGATTTACTTTGGTCCGAGTGCCAATTACAGGCCGAACGCATGAGAATCGAAGCAGCGAACGTAATTGATGCAACACTACCAATATCCGCAAGGCATTTGTTCTGCGATGAGATAATTCGTAGAGCATTAAAGCGCGGTTTGGATGGGTATTATTTAATAAAGGATTAACCACTCATCCGACCTATCAACCGTTCATCACAATGTAGAGCCATGAACGTGGGGAAATGAGTAAATTTGAGGAAATAAAAAACAGAACTATGAGTCAAAATCAGATTACAGTAAAGCAATTCTTCGCGAAGGATGCGGTAAAAAGCAAGTTTGAAGAACTGCTTGGTAAAAAAGCAAACGGTTTCGTTACGTCCGTTTTGCAAGTTGTGAATAATAACAACCTATTGCAGAAAGCAACACCAGAAAGCGTGTACAATTGTGCAGCAGTTGCAGCCACTTTGGATTTACCAATTAACAATTCATTAGGCTTTGCGTGGATAGTTCCATACGGTGGTCAGGCACAGTTTCAAATTGGGTGGAAAGGATTGGTACAACTTGCAAATCGAACAGGGCAATACAAGGCGATTAACGTTGTGGAAGTTTACGAAAATCAATTCAAATCATTCAACAGATTGACAGAGGAATTGGATGCAGACTTCACTCAAGAACCGAGTGGTAAGATTGTCGGGTACGTTGCTTATTTCAAGCTATTGAACGGCTTTGAAAAAACCTCTTATTGGTCGGTTTCTGACGTTGAGAAACACGCAAAGAGATTCAGTAAAACTTACGGTGGCGGTGTTTGGAAAAGTGACTTCGATGCAATGGCGAAAAAGACCGTGCTAAAGAACACACTTTCAAAGTGGGGTATCTTGTCAATCGAAATGCAGACTGCAACAATCGCAGACCAAGCAATTATCAAAGATGCCGAAACATTGGATGTGGAATACATCGATGCAAGTGAGCCGAACGCAGAACAGTTGCCAAAAATTACGGATGAACAAGTATCTGCATTAATCGAACAAGGCGCAACGCTTACGCAGATTCAAACTACTTACACGGTAACGGATGAACAACTACTTAAATTTGAATAGGATGAAACACAACACTGACATCAAAGGTGCGGACGTAATGTTTCGCACCTACAACTTTGGCGATTTGATGGGTTCGCTCACAAAGAACAGCCTCACGGAAAAGCAAGAGATAACTTTGCGCGACTACATGACAAAGATTAAATTGACCGAAAACCAAGCGAAGGAACGCGATAGGCTAATCGAGAAACGCGATGCACTACCTGAGCTTTCTGAAACAGCCAAAACGCTTGTGAAGGATTACTTCAATTCGTTGGTTCGCGGTACTTCAAGAATGCACCTGTCGAATAAGTACGTTGAAAAGGGCAAACAACTTGAAAACATGGCTTTGGCACGAATCGCAAAGGTCAACGGATGGAATGCACCGCTAAATGCTAACAAGTTAGGCATTGAATTGAGTGACCAATACGGATACGGTCACCCGGATGCAATCTACACAAATGCACGTTTTGGTTTCGATGCAAAATGCAGCTTTTCAGACGATACATTTCCACTATTCGCAAAGGATTTGAAAGAGGCTGCGAAGTCTTCATACAACCGCTACGAATGGCAATCGAAAAGATACGCAATGATGGCGGGTTTTGATCATTGGTACGTTTGTTTCTCACTTGAAAACACACCTGAACAACTTATTGTTAATGAAGCGTGGAAACTTTGGAAGGAATCAGGTAACGAAGGACAACCAGATGAATCATTTATTGAACAAGTGCGAGAGATGCACAACTTCGACCATTTACCAGATTGGGCGCGAGTTAAAACGTTCCGCGTTGACCTTACAGAATCCGACATTGAAAAGGTAAAAGAACACGTTACACTCGCACGGAATTACTTTGATGAGTTGATGAGTGGGTATGTTTCATTTGTGGATTGAGAAAAATCGTATGTTTGTACAATAGTAAAGTTTAGATTATGACATTGCCTCACTTCAATAGTGGGGCTTTGTTTTTAATAAAAAGTTGTATATTAGCGACATGATTACAACGATTCACGCAATACTTATCGCATGGCTTTGGTGTTCATTCTCACCTATCACTTGGCTTTCTGAGAAAATTCAAAGCGATTTTGTGATTGTTCAGTTGATTATTGACCATGTCCAATGCCCGAAATGTGTCGGATTTTGGTTAGCACTCGCAATGACCGGAAACATTTACCTTGCAATTACATCAGCAATATGCACGCTATTATTAGTCAAGATGACATCACGTATGTAGAAGGTGTCCAGAACCTCCGTGACCTTGTCAAGTACGGCTCAACAGTTAACCGTAGATTGGTTGACATTTACCAACGATACACGGGCGAAGTCATCGAACAAAAGTCATGCTGTTCATCCGAGCGCAAAATCTTCTTTAATCAATTCATGGAATGGTACAACTCTATAACATAGTAATTGAATCGAAGTATTCCGAATTGGAAAAGTACGCGCACTTCATTAACGATGTGTCAAACAAAGGGCGCAATGTTTTGACCGCAATATCAAACGCATACATTCACGCTCAGAAACACACACCGAAGACTGAAGACGAAGCGAAAGCAATTCTTTTGCACTACATTAAATGTGAACTGCTTTACACTCAAACAGCCACACACAAAGAGAATATTACCGCCATTGATTTTGAATCATTGCACCAAGCAATCGATGAGCCAAAGGAACATATCGACTTGCACTACATTATAGAAAAAGAGGTTGAGGAATGGAATTTCATAGATCGGAAATTTTTCGAGAAGTGGATGGAATACAAAAAGCAAGGGAAAAAAGATTACGAACTTGCTGAATTGTACGGAATAGATAAGACCTATTGCCGTAAAAAATTGCAACAATTAAAACGCAGAATAAGATGCAAAATCTAAAAATCAAAGCCGAGTTAGCGGGCAAAACAATCACAAAGGATTTGGGATGGACACGGCTAACACTTAAAATCGACAACATCAAACCCGCTCAATACGGGAGATTGTTTCAAATGGGACTAACTGAAATTTTTGAAAATGGGGAAGAAGAAAAACGGGAACACACATCCAACGAGGTTGTTGAAGACACCTCAGCAAATGATGGAGTGGTGGAAAAAGTACAAGAAGCACCTAAACGAAAACGAAAGTCAAAATGAAAATTGAAAATGTAAATATTTCTAAGATTAAATTAAACCCAAATAATCCTCGTTTAATTAAAGATGATAAGTTTAAAAAGCTTGTAAAATCAATACAAGAATTCCCAGAAATGCTAAACATTAGACCGATTGTTGTCAATACTGATATGATTATACTTGGTGGAAATATGCGATTTAAGGCGTGTAAAGAAGCTGGATTAAAAGAAGTGCCAATTATTGTTGCTGACAATCTTACAGAAGAACAACAAAGAGAGTTTTTAATCAAAGATAACATAAGCGGTGGTGAATGGGATTTCAATATGTTAGCCAATGAATGGGAAGTGGAATTGTTAGAAGATTGGGGATTAGATTTACCGGGTTTTGATTTAAACGCTGATGAATTAGGAACTGAATTTAGTTTGCCTGAAGGCGACAAAGCACCGTTTCAACAAATGACTTTTACTTTAGCAGACGAACAAGCGGAGCAAATAAAGAACGCAATAGTAGATATTAAAGAAACTGAAGAGTATAAATATTGCGAAACAATGGGCAACGAAAACACGAATGGTAACGCACTTTATTTAATTATAATGCAATGGGCAGAGCAAAGGAAATAATTGTTAAAGTTATACCCTCAAAAGTTGCAAATGAGTTTGTAAAGCAGCACCATTATTCAGGCAAATGCGTTCCAAATAGCAGTCTTCATTTCGGATGCTTCCTTGATGATAAACTTCACGGAGTTTTGAGTTACGGAACAAGCATGGATAAAAGAAAGGTATTGCCATTGGTCACTGGCACTGGGTGGAATGATATGCTTGAATTAAATAGAATGGCATTTGACAATTATTTACCTAAATATAGTGAGAGTAGATGCATTGCAATCACGATTAAGTTAATTAAAAAAAATGCACCTCAGATAAAATGGATTCTATCTTATTCAGATGGTACTCAGTGCGGAGATGGTACAATATATAGAGCAAGTGGATTCCATCTTACTGGAATTAAAGAAAACAAAACCATTTTAGAATGGGATGGTAAAATAATTGCAGATAAGACTTTGAACAATAGCAATTACAAAAAGTTAGGCATAAGTGCAGGATATGCAAAGAAAAATGGTGCTACTCCATTAATAGGATTTCAACTGCGATATATCTATCTAATAGACAAAACTTGTAAAATAACAGTTCCTATTTTACCATTTAGCGAAATAGATAGACAAGGTGCTGGAATGTATAAAGGAAAAAAAATAAGCCTTACTGAACGCAAGGCTTTGAGCGATGTGGTAGATTCGAACTCCAACTCTTAACTGGAATGTTAAGCGTGTAACCATTACACTAACATCGCAATACAAATATAATAATAAAAAACTTACAATGGCATACGATAGAAAAAAAATATTTGAACAAGCAAAAGAAGTAACAGTAAAAAATAAGCTATTTTTTATTGAAGACATCGTTGCTTTTTTGCCATGTTCAAAGAATTATTTTTATGACCACTTCCCACCTGATTCCAACGAATATGACGAACTAAAAGGTTTATTAGAAACAAACCGCACCGAGTTAAAAGTTTCAATGCGTTCAAAATGGTATAAGTCAAATGCTCCCGCGCTTCAAATGGCTTTAATGAAATTAATAGCCAATGAAGATGAGTTGAGAAAATTATCAATTACATACATCGACCAAGAAGTAAGCGAAAAGTCTGAACCTCGCATCTTTAAATTGGATGATTAATGCCATTCCAATTAACAACAGCCGTTAAAAAGATGCTCCGAATGACTGGAAACAAAAAGGTCATTCAGGGGAGTACATCGTCAGGTAAGACTTACGGCATTATTCCAATACTATACGACAAAGCACTGAGTAAGCCACGCACCAAGATAACGGTGGTGGCTGAAACGTTGCCCGCTTTGAAAGATGGGTGTATTGACATCTTCAAGAACTTTATGATGGATGAAGGCAGATGGAACGATGCTCAGTGGAATGGAACGGATATGGTGTACAAGGCACTCAACGGTTCGACCATGCAATTCAAATCGTTCGACTCCGTGGGGAAAGCGAAAGCAGCGGGAAAGCGTGACATTCTTTTTCTGAATGAAGCGAATCATATCGATTACGGTATAGCGGATGCGCTCATAATTCGTTCAAACGAGGTTTGGATGGACTTCAACGCGGATATGGAATTTTGGGCGCACACGGAAATACTTACCCAACCCGATTCTGAGTTTTTGAAATTGACCTACTTAGACAATGAGGGTATTCCAGATGCCGTATTAAACAACCTCATGCAACGGAAAGCAAAAGCAGAAGCAGAAGAGCGAAACGGTACTAAGGGATATTGGTGGAATTGGTGGCAAGTATACGGACTTGGCGAGGTTGGTATGCTTCAAGAGGCGGTCTATCCGCGGTGGGAAATACTGAGCGAAAGACCAGAACGATTCACACGCTTTGTTTATGGGTTAGACTTCGGATTCCAACACCCTACAGCACTTGTTAAGGTTTGGTTTTGGGAGGATGAGTTGTTCCTGGAGGAAGTCATTTACAAATCGGGGTTAACATCCAACGCACTCATTGAGGAAATGCGCAAAAAAGAGGTATCACGGGAAGTTGAAATCATGTGTGACTATGCACGTCCCGAAATGATTGAGGATTTGGATAACTCGGGATTCTACGTTCTGAAAGCGGATAAAAGCGTTGAAGCGGGAATCAATTTCTTGAATCAAATGAAGGTCTATGTACATACAGATTCAATCAACATCCAACGTGAAAACCGACTATACAAGCGCAAGGTCATGAACGGAATCATATCAGAGCAAATCGACAAGAAAAATGACGATGCAATGGATGCTGCGAGGTACGCAGCAATGGAAATCAAGTCAGCTTTCTATGGCGGCTCGGCATACGAATCGTTCTAAACACATTATAGGTTATGAGTCAGACATTAATCGCAAAGCCAAACACGTTCTATCCCGCA